TTCTGGACATTGTAAGCAAATATCATATCTATTTTTTTCTATAGATTCTTCTACGTAATTATTTTTATTTAACAAATCCCACGGTCTTGAGTCTCCAAGATTTTTTTTCCACTCTTGCCAAGCTGAAGACACTTTTTACTCCTGCTCTAAAATAAAATTAATTCCGTCCCACTTCCAGCCAAATGCTACTGGTTGATCTGTTGTAATAGGTACGATTTTTGGATCTGAGTCATATGCCGCAACAAATCTAGGAATTGATGTGGCAGGATTTGATGTATCAATAGATATAGTTCCAGCCACATCTCCATCTACAACTACTGCCCATTTTCTTATAGTCATTTTTTTTCTCCTTATTATTATTATACTATTTTTATAGATATCTTGTCAATAATTAACAGAATACTTGTCCAAAATCACAGAAACAATTACAGCAGTCATATGAAACTCCTCCGCATGGGGCACATTGACATGGTGGAGCATGATATACAGATGGCGCATGGTATGGCGCATGATATGGCGCATGATATGGCGCATGGTATGGCGCATGGTACGGCGCATGATATACAGGCGCATGATATGGCGCATGATATACAGGCGCATGATATGGTGCATGATATACAGGCGCATGATATGGCGCATGATATACAGATGGCGCATGGTACGGCGCATGGTATGGCGCATGATATACAGATGGCGCATGGTACGGCGCATGGTACGGCGCATGATATACAGATGGCGCATGGTATGGCGCATGATATGGAGCTACATAATTATAGTAAACAAATGACACTGTATCTCCAATTAGGACAACATTGCTTGCCGCAGTTCCTTGAGATTGAACTTGATTTGATAATCCAGAGTTAGATGTATTTGTTGTAGACTCGGAATAATTTAATCCGACAGCATTTAATGCAGATTGACCAGCTGATCTAGAAAGTCCAATTATATTTGGAACATTTACTTTACGTCTGCCATGCCTGCCAAAAAGTCTAGCCATGTCATGCGCTCAAATCGCCCATTACAACCCAGCTGTTTAGGGATCTTTTAACTAATGTGGCGGAACTCCATTGTTGTCTTAATTTTAACCCAGGCGTAGCATTTGGCGTAAATCCAGATCCTTGAATTGTTACTTGAGAGCTACCTGTTTGTAAAACATCACAAGTAAATCCTATTGGGAATGCAGTTGAATCTGCTATTGTTAAAAATCCGCCGCCTGACATTTCTATTAATCTTCCAGAATCTGAAGTTGTTACAGTATATCCAGAACTTTGAGGATTAAAAACAACATTATCTGTTCTTACAAGCACTGCTCCAGCCATCGATGAATGAAATTGGCAGGCATAGTATAAATTGTCTGGGGCATTTTGAGGAAGCTCTACAATTATATGCCCAACTTGAGTTCCATTTCCAGTAATTCCAGTGCTATAAACATTTCCTGAAGAATATGCACCTGAAACAGTTTGAATCCAAAACGGGTGTCCTGAAGCATTTATATGAATTCTATATTTTTTACCTTTTACAAATTCTATAGGACCATTTGCTACACCATTTACTGTATATGATCCAGAACCGCTATTAGTTATATAGTAATCAATTGAAGGGTCTGTTAAAGATAATTTTAAATCTAGCGCTGTTTGTGTGGCGGTAGAAACAGGCTTATTCGCATCTGATGTATTATCAACATCCCCTAATCCAACCATTGATTTTGTAATTCCGCCCACTGTTCCTGTAAATGTTGGTGATGCTATCGGAGCATATGTAGTAGATGCATTTGTTTGAGTTAAATATGTAGATGCAGCTGTAGTTGAATCTAGTTTATTACCAAGAGCAGTAGATATTGTTGTAGCGTAATTAGGATCGTCTCCTAATGCTGCCGCCAATTCATTTAAAGTATCTAGAGTTTGTGGAGCAGCATCAACAAGATTTGATATTGCTGTTGTTACGTATGTTTCTGTAGCATATCCTGTTAAGCTTGGTATAGTTGGCTTATCTGTAAGATCATCATATGATCCACTAAAAAGCTCTGAATCTCTTGCTATTGTAGATGGAATATATTCATCTGGTATTAATGAATTTTCATCAAGTGGAGCAACTCCGTCAGCATTTCCAACATCTGCTAATGGAACATAATCTCCCAAACTATTTCCAAGGTCTGAAGATGTAACGACATCTGGACCAGTAGATAAAGTTATTTTGTTATTGCTATCATCATAAGTAACTACTATGTTTGAATGATCTTGGTGATTAAAAGCCGATGCGATTGCATCTTGAGCTAATTCATCTACCTGTGATGCAGATAATGTTAGTCCTGAAAGAGAGTTCCATAAAGCAGTTCCATTTCCTACTTTAAGAATATTATTGCTTGTATCTAAACCAAGCTCTCCAGAAAGAAGTGGTGTTGCAGAATTTGTCCATTGCGTAGCTGTTCCACGCTTGATTAATATTTTTGTCACGGAGTACCGCCATCAATTATTCCAGAACTAGGAACAGTTACTGATTCTACTGAATAGATATCTCCATCATAGGTATGAACATGATCCAAAATACCAGTTATTGCTCCAGCAACTGGAGCCCAGACAGATCCGTTATAAAACCTTAATTCGTTTGCCGTAGTATTGAAATAAAGTTCACCAATTCTAGATCCAATTGGATCAGATGCTAATGCAACGGCATGTAAAGGAACTAATCGCTGTACTGACATTCAGCTCCTCCTAGCCTACGATAACGACTCTAAATTGATCCTGTGTAGGGGTTACTGAGAATCCAATCGTTGCTGTATTTGCACCAGCAAGAGTTACATCTGCTTCTACAAGTTCTGTTCCTTGAAATACTTGAACATTTACCCATTGATTGTTTAGATTGTGTGTTACTGTAATTGGATTTGTAGATCCATCACCAATTAAAGATGTATATTTACGAGCAACTATTGCAGCATCTACTTGAATGCTATCTGCATTTACAGTAATTCCGCCACCGACAACAGAGCCGATGTTAAACTCTGTGCCGCTTAGTGCAAGACCAGCGCCAGCAGTAAATGTACCTACACCAGAGAATTGAAGCCATTGTACAGCATCTGTTCCAACTGTATCTACTTCATTCTCTTGTACCCAGCCAGTGCTGTTGTATAAAGTTCCGTTTTCTACGAATACGAAATCTCCACCATGCATTTCTATGGCTGTATTAAAATCATCAGCTCTTGTCAATACCGTTGAGCTTGTGTATACATAAATACCATTATGTGCTGCAGTAGATTCATTCTTAACAAGAATTCTATCTCCAGTATTTAGAGTGTGACCGTCTAATACTGTTAGAGGATTTTCTAAAGTAAGTGTTGCTCCTACTCCAGCGGTTCCGTTATCATAAGTTACAAGTCCATCAGAAGTAAGAGATGTTAGGCTTGCTGTTGTTGCTACATGTGCTGCTTCATGAACATGAAGTCCTTGTGCAACTGCATCAACATATCGCTTATTAGCTGCATCTGTGTCTGCGGTTGGATCTGCAAGTTCTGTGATCTTATTACCATTTGCATCAATACTGTTTGCAAATGCTACTAGGTTTACATGACCATCTGTTACACTAAATGCCGTTTCATTGAAAGATGCAATACCTTTATTTGTAGAACTTGCATTTTCTCCAGCGATTGTAATTGTATTATCAGAAATTGTTACATCTACGCCTTCACCACCAAGAATGCTTAGATCTTCTGTAAGAAGGTTAATTGCACCTGTTGCTCCGCCATCTACAATTAAATCAAGCGTAGTAGCGACATCTACTTCACCAGCTGCAGTCAAACGACCTTGTGCATCTACTGTAAATGTTGGGATCTTTGTTTGAGATCCATAAGATGCTGCTGTTACTGTTGTATTATCTAAATCTAAAGTTGTGATTCCTGTTGAATCAACATATGTTGCTGTTAAGCCTGTTCCGCCAGAAACAGAAGCGCCAATTACATCTTGGATAACCTCTGTTGAACCAGACATTGGCATCCATGGACCATCTGGTGCAGACAATCCATTGTAGTAGTACATGATATTGTCTGATGTGTTGTAGTAAATCTGTCCAGTAACTGGAGCAGATGGGGCATTTGTAAGCCCTTGAATTCTGGCATTCTGAAGCTCATTCTTGTTCAGATTAATGTCAGTTACAAATAATCTTGCCATTTTCTAATCTCCCTTAAGACAGATATGCTGTCCCACCGAATGGTTGTGCCATAGTCAGTGTTATCTTATTAAGACTATTATAATCTATTCCTGTTTCTAATATGTCCCCTGCGCTGTTTTTGACAGTCACATTTGGGTTATATCCCATATTATGGTTAATTTCAACATACCAGTACGACCCAGCATCTTGAACTTGAGCTATTGAAAACGGATAGGTCAAAGTACTCGTGCTAAGCAAATAGTTTGTAGCTCCTGCCCAAGAGGCATCTGTAGGCTTTGGACCATAGAACCTTGTGGTATTTTTATCATAATAAAAATCGCCTTCAAAACCAAGGTTGTCTGCTGGAACACCGTTTCCATTTAGGATGGTTTTTCCACGAGGTCCTTGTGGACCTGTAGTATTTATTACTACCTTATTTACTTGCTCTGTTACTACAACTGTAGGGTTATTATTATTATTTGTGATTGGCATTATATTGTTACCGATCTGCTCAAAGTAATAAACCCTTCAAGCAATTTAATTTTATTTAAATTGCTATCCGTCAACATAAGGTCATATGAGGATTTAGGATAGAATAACTTGTTAGTCTGTGTTGGAGTCATCTTAATGGTTAATTTACCATTTGGCTCATCTATAATTATTCCGCCTGCTGGTGATGTAAGGGTAAAGGCTAATTTACTGCCGCCCTTTGTATCACGAACCTGCATTTTTGCGGAACAGTCTGTAAGATCAATAGGATCACCGTCGTTGTCTTTATATTCAACGGTAAATGTGAAGGTAGTGTTTTGATCCACTTCCCAATTTTTTTGTCCTGCCATTTGCTAAAATCTCCTAAAATAGGAAAACTCCTATGCCCATTTTAGCATAGGAGTCATCCTAATTGATTATTAAATTATGCGGCTGGTTTTGTAAACCCAAAGCTACTTTCGTTTGGATTTAGAGCCTTTAGAATAACTGGCAAGCATGCTGCGATACCACCCTTAATTAAATCTCCTGGGTCAGTATTTCCAGTCATGTAAAGAGCAATGGCAGCACCAAGAAAATGGCGGCCATAGCTTGCTAACGCTGCTAGAATTTTTTCCTGCATTGTTACCTTTCCATCATTGTTTAGATCTTGTTTCATAAGACCTCCTATTTCTGGGCACTGTGCCCAGGAATTTTAGGGTTGCCCCTAAATCTATTATACGCCTATTATGCGGAAATGTCTACAATCTCACAATTTCCGTCTGAAGTACAGGCTAATGTTTGTGTTCCGCTTGTTCCATCTTCTGTTTCATAGAAGGATAAATCTTCCCATCGAATTGACGACGGCATCTTAGCAAGAAGTTCTAAGTATTCTGTTTCTGTAACTTCCTGATATGGAGCCTGCTTATATGAATGATCTGAGTGTGGCAAGAACGAAATGCCTGATACCTCATCAAAATGTTTATACACCCAAGCACCTACTTCCATCCACTCGTCTTCTTTTACAGATACAGTGATAGATGGCTTATGCTCACACCATTCACGTTGATACACAAGCCATGTATTAAGATGATCAATTGCTGTAAGGTCATCACGAACAATTGCACCTTCTGGCGCTTTTACTGGAAATGAGAATACGTAAGTATCATTTGGCTTCATGAAGTCGTCTTCATATGGAATTCCGACCTCTTTTAAAAATACAGACAAAGGATCTTTCTTGTCGCCACGAACTGTGCGAATATAATATGGGGAATGCCATGGATGCATTCCTGAAGATACGCCAGTTAGCTGTGAAACAGTTCCTGATGGCTTAACGCAGGTAATTGCAGCAGATTCATTGATTCCAATCTTTGCTGCCTCTTCCTTATTTGTTTCTCTGGCATAGCTTCTCATGTCGTTTAAGAATTGACCTAAGCCTTCCAAATCCTGCTTTCCAGACATAAACTCATGCCCAAACTGTCCAGTTATAGAAACGCCAAGCAGTCTTTCTTCTTCCGTGTTATCTTTCCAAATTTTACGAAGATACTTGAAATCCGTGAGTGTTGATTGCCAAGTTCCAAGTATTGTTGCTAGGGCTATTTTCTTTTGTATGTCTTTTCTAGAGTCGTGCTCCCTGATGACAACTTCCGAAAGATTGCAAAATTGGTATGGACGAAGAATGATTTCAGAGCAAGGATTGGTACCATAATGAATATCAGGGTCCCTTCTACCAAACTTAGCGGCTTGTGATTGTGCAGCCTTGACATTATATATACCTCTTTCTCCAGATTTTGAATCATATAGATTTTTCCACTCAGCAATAAACTGCTCCATCTCTGGTTTACGTGAATATGCCACTGAGTTGTTTGAAAGTGCACGTTGTGCATTATTCTCCCACCAATTTCCTGACTTGGCCTGTGCCATTTCTATATCATTAATATTAGAAAGTGAAATCATAGCGGAACGACGAACTCCACCAACTACTACAACTTCGCCAATTTTACACATAATGTCATGAGCCTCAATAGGCTTTAGTTGGCGACCTGCTGCTGCTTTAAACTTTGCAATTGTAAAATCAAAAAGATTTATTAATGGCTGAGGGCCTGAAGAACGACCTCCCATTGTTTTAAGACGTGCGCCTGCTGGGCGAAGTTTTGATACATCTATTGCTGGGACCTGTCCCGCCCAAAGCATTGCAAGAAGTTCACGGTAGGCTTTAGCCCACCCATTCTTTGAATCTTCAACTACGATAACGGTTGTTGATTTCTCAAATGATTCGGGCACGGCAGGAAGTTTATTAACATACTTGTATTCAACAGAAAATCCAACACCAGTTCCACACATTAAGATATACATTGTTTCATCAAATGATCGTGGATTATCAACTGGAACAAACGAGCAGTTGTATCCTGCAACATGGTCTCTGTCAAGAGCAGCACCTGCAGTCATTACTGCTCGCATCGAAGGCATTACGTTTCTATTATAAACAGCATCTTTAAGTTCTTCTATAAGTTCTGCAGCTGGCTCATAGTTATATCTTGTAAATAGATGATCTAGCATAAATGCAAAATATCTATCTACTGTTTCACCCCATGTCTCACGACGGTTTTCATCAGATAACCATCTTGCATATCTTGATAAAGCAATAAAATTTTCGTAGGGGTTTTCAATAACTTTCGCCATTTTAGTGTAAAGCTCCTTCTCCGCCTTGCGGTTAATATAAAAAATGAATAGATACCAATTCTACCAAACTTTAATTAGTGTGGGAAGGGGTTTTAAAATTTTTCTTCTAAATGCTTAAAGGCATTCTTAGTCAACTTAATCCAATTAAATTCTTCATGTATTTCAGTTGACTGAGCATAATAGTAGCCAGAATATGCTCTAAAGTTTTCAGTTACATCTAGCATTTGCTTTTCAAGATGTTCTTGATCTGGTTTAAACATTTGACCAACATGTGGATCTCCAACAGCTTTTGGCAAAGTCTCATTAGTAAGTGTAGACTTTAACTTTAGCGGACCTATATATTTTTCATATTGAGCCCAGGGGTAGGTTGTTATTGTTGGCATTCCGCTTGCTAATCCTTGAAGCGGGATAAAACCAAAACCTTCTCCCCATGTAGGATAAACTAAACAATGGTGGGTATGATAAAGATCTACGAGATTCTTTATATCAAAATCGTCTGTTATTACTGTTATATTAGAATACTTTTCATTTGGCATTATTACATTACCAAATTTATCATAATATCTTAATGTATGAGAATTATGAGCTTTTATGGTTAATCTATATTTAGGATTATTGCCAAATAGCTTGGTAAAAGCATTAAGAACATTTTCGCCGCCTTTTCTTGGCGCAGGTTCTCCAACATGTAAAAATCTAAATGTATCTCCAACTACCCTACGGTACGGCTTCCAAATATCTTCTATACCATGTGGATATACTTTTATATCTTTTGTTACTCCATTATTTTTAAAAACTTCTGCATTCCAATTTGATGTAGCCCACACTTCATCGCAATCATTATTATACGAATTTACCCAATCTCTTCTCATCCCTGTAGATTCCCACGGAGTATAACCAATTTGATATTGATTTCTATGTAATTTAAAATGTTGAGGCTGTGTAAAATTTAATTGTATTTGAGCTCTAGGGTCTGACCAACGAACTTCATGTCCTAATTTATGCAAAGAATTAACTATATTTTGTGCGGCATATCCAAATCCAACAGAAGGATTTAGCCCAGAACGGGGAACATACAAAGAAATACGCATTAAATTCCTAGTCAACTAACTTGACAGTTGTTCACCGCCAATGCTATTATTATAGTTCGTTATCTCTATAGGAGGAATACCCATGGAGAATATCAAACAACGTTTGAGCGAAGTTGCTCATAGTTGGACATCTATAGGAATGATAACATTATTTCTATTTGGAGTCCAGCCCCAAGCAATAGAAGTTCAAGCAAATGCTGTGCAGCCAGAAATAACTGTAGAGCAAGTAGTACTACCAAAACAACTGAAAAGAGAAACGCTGGAAAAATTCAGCAACACTGTATACAAGCCTTCGGAGATGCTTACAGACAAGGAACTTAAAGAGTTACTTAAAGCTGTAGGCTTTGAAGGAAAAGCCCTTAAAACGGCTTGGGCTGTTGCTAAGGCAGAGTCTAATGGTAGACCGATGGCTTACAACGGTAACAGGAATACTGGAGACAGTTCCTACGGAATTTTTCAGATTAATATGTTGGGAAAACTCGGCATTGATCGAAAAGAGAAATTCGAACTGCGATCAAATATACTTTTATTTGATCCTGTTATAAACGCAGAGATAACGTATTACATGACTCAAGGCGGAAATGACTGGAGCTCATGGACATCCATTAGGAGTGGAGCCACCCAAAGATGGTTGGCAAAATTCCCTGAACAGTAAGAATGGAGAAAGTCATTGAAGATACAAATAGTATCTAAATATTTGGCTTTAGCAGAAGAGGGCCTTGTTCCTGGAATATTATGTCCAGTAGATCAAGGCCTTCTAATGCCTAATTTAGATTTAAATGATACAATTTACCTATATTGCTTATCTTGCAATTATAAGAACAGTATGGGATTAGAAGTTTATGACGGAATTGAAAAAGCAGTCAGAAAACATACAAACTGACGGCGAAAGAATAAAAGAAACAGACCAAATGGGTCGTGAAAAATTTTGGGAAGATATTGGAAGACCAAATGACTGAACAAAATCAAAATTTAGAAGATAACCTAGATATGGTTAATTATATTATGCTACATCGTATATATGACCTACTTACACTTATTGCAAATAAATTGGTGGGGCCAGAAGATACATCCAAACTTATAGAATATCATGATCAAGGATTTTTATTGGGCCCCACCCCATCATATACACCACAAGAATCTGAAGAAAAGTAGTTGACTTAAAAAATTTCATATGTGATAATAATGTTGCGCTGGTTGTAGCATCCCACCACTTTTGCTCCCAGCGTTTGTGCTTCGGCGCAGCAAGACCCATTCGGATCCGCCTCTGAATGGGTTTTGTCCTTTTTGGAGGTATAATAAGATAATGCAGTTAAAACATAAATTATTAACTCTAAACTCTACGCCTCAAAATCTGGTTACGAGAGAAGACGTACATTCCTTAAATACCTTATCTGTACAAAACATAATGACTGCGGGTTATGCATATTTGGGAAACGAAAATGTCAGTACTTCAAATTATGGACATAAGCTTTATCCTGGACAATCTTTTACAATAGAATTAGCCTGGTCTGATAATCTATACGCAATAGGAGATAGCGGAGTTCAGGTTGCTATATTAGAAATAGATAGACGATGACAAGCATTTCAATAACCCCTCCTACAACTATTGAAGATACCTGGCAAATTCAAGGCGGGACAATAGGAGGAACCCAACCTACATTTAATGGATCTCCTCTATTCTCTGGTACATATATAAAAGTAGGAAATTTAGTACATTTCGAAATTCAAGTAGATATGGATAATATTACATCATTTGGAACTGGTCAGTATTATATGACTCTTCCATTTCCTGCCCGTGTTGGATATAACTTTAAAGATGGCTGTTTGCACCATGTCAGCGAAAATAGAACATTTCATATCTCTGGACATGTATATGCTGGAAGCAATCAACTAACTCTATGGAGTGCTGATAAAGTTTCTAGTGGAGTTGAAGATACACCATTTACAGCTACATTTCCACATGCCATTACTACCGCTGACAACTTTCATATAGCTGGTACATATATAGTCTGAGCCTCCTGTCAGGATTGAACTGACGGCCTTCCGCTTACAAGGCGGATGCTATACCACTTAGCTAAGGAGGCGGAAATTAAGAAATATAATCTAATAAATTATTTATCTTAACAGCATCATCTTTTAATAATCCTAAAGCTGTATTACATTGACTACATAGTAGTCCTCTTACACATTTCCCACAAGAATAGGATCCTGGGCAGCATAAATGATCATGATCAATATTGATTGCATCTCTATCTTTACAAGAATGGCACTTTCCATCATGCAGAGCAAGCATGCTGTTATATTTATCTTCCGTTAGGCCATGACGTTTAAATTTTCTTTTAGGGCTATCCTTAGTTCTTTTATGAGGATTAGATTTTGTATACTGAACAACATAATTTGAATGACATTTTTTGCAGTAATTTCTTCTACCATCAGAGTATTTGCTGCCTTTAGCAAACATTTCTATATTTTTAATAATGCCACATTTTATACATTTTTTATCCATAGCTCAATATTAACATATACTGAGCTACTAGTCAATTAAAAGTGCGCCCGAAAATTGCGGCGGCGGTAGAAGAGAAACCTAAATCCAATATCCCATTAACACAATAATACCCATAACAATAAATAAACTAGATATATACAATATCATGATGCCTTCTTATTTCCCTTAATAGTCTTTCTCATATGTGTTCTATATCGATGACAATTAGAACAAACTATCTCACATTTAGCAATTTCTTCATCTATCTTTTTCTTGGACAGAGTAGGGATCAATTCCATTACATTTTTATGCTTTTTACCACGGACGTGGTCAAAGTCCATCACATAATATGGATATTTGATCCCACAGTCCAAACAAGGAGTCTTCTCCTTAAGATCTCGTATGTATTGCGCCAAATAAGCCTTCTGCTTGGCAATAGAGACCTTTTCAGTCTTCATCTATGATAATACCTACAAAGAAGCATCATATGGCTTAATTATAGCAAGGAGAATTTTTTAATTACCCGCCCAAAATTATTTTGATAAATATGCGATAGCTTTATTAAGTAAATCTATGTCATCTCTAAACTGACCTAAACCAATATTACATGAATTACATAACCAAGATCTAAACTCACCAGTTTCCCAGTTATGGTCTAAATACCATTTAGGTGAAGTTTTTTTACAAATAGGACAGAGATATCCATCTTCTGGATATGGAAATTGTTTTTTTAGTTGACTAGTTATTTTTTGAGATTCACCTTGACATAATTTGCAAACAGATTTGTAATGAATCTTTTTTAAGCTTGTTACAGCAATTACCATTTCTGATAATGGTTTTTCTATTTTACATACTCGACATGTTTTCATTTGCATACCTTATAGTGATTATATAGTGTCATATGGGCAAAGCCTGATCTACATTCTATTTCCCGCCCACATTTATCACAAATTACTATCCGATTAGCCGCCATATATTTATTATATATTATCCAATTATTCTAGTCAACTGCTTTATTACATAGATATCATATAGATATATATTGATATCTGGGGATATTAGATTTTAGCAAAGCCCCCCTTTCCCCCCGTTAACAAAAATGCTAAAGTTGGGAAAAGAGGAAAGCTGACATCTGGTACATATTGAGTTTCAGTGTAAGCCCCCCACAAACCATGACAAGTATAACATCTAAGATTTTCTGTAGTCAAGACATTACGAAAACTTTTTTAAAATCGCAGAATTTTTGATCAACTAAAAATCAAGTTTTCTAAAATGTTAATATATTTTTTATTTGTATGATGCGGGGTTTGGCAATGTCCGATTTATCCCATTAGTGCGCCCATATGTGATTTAATTCACAGAAAAATAATGTGATATAACTCTCAATGTCCGATTTATACGCATTTATAAGTTGATAAATGTCAGTGGGTAGGTATATAGTAAAGGTATTAGATAAAAGAAAGGAGCATAATAATGCTTACTCAAACTACATTAGATAAAATCGTCTATGAATATCAACATGGAGGTGTTCAAGGTAATCACCCTGAACTAACTACCTATGAGCGTAAGGCTCTTCTAGGGTATCTCTTCAGACTACCCTCCAAATGCTCCCCTGAGTGTGAGGCAACTCACACCGCATAGGCGGCGTGTCGGGTTGAAATTGTCAGACCCCTCTGATAGTCTAACGACATAACAAAATTGAATAAAAGGGTATGAGCCTAGCAAATAAACCGAAAGGGTGAGCCTAGCAAATAAGACCCAGCCAAACAAACTAACAAACGAAAGAATAGGAAATAAA